TGGCTACTTTGGGCAAAAAGGCCCATACAAAAAAATGCTCGAAGAAGCCGGCGATTACTAATGTGCATGAATACCGCTGCCAGAATAGGAGATGCGGTTATAAATTACTGACACCATTGAGTATACCAAGAAACGTGCCGGCAAGGAAATGTCCAAAGTGTAGATCGATGAAGGATCTCAGGCTCAAAATGGACAGGGTGAAGCTCCCGAGGGCAACAAATTGCGTGATATCAAGGGGTCGGTATTCATTTGATGTACTTTCAATAAACGATGGGGGAGAATAAAGTGCTTATATCATTTGATAATAATGAAATATTAAAGATCGGGAGAGGGATGGCTCAGGGCCAAGAGGCCATTGCATCCTTATTTTCCTATCTGGAGAGAGCGGTCCCATTAACGGCTATGCATGCCGTCACAACTTCCGGAGACCAGTCAGAGAAGTTTAAAGGGTTTGCTCTTTGCCTTTCCATGCTCAGGGATGAAATGAAGAACGCTGAGGCCAGGGTGCAGGATGTTACAAAGTCCGAGGCCTTAAAGAGATTCGAGACTCCCGGGCATGTTATTACCTGAAGTCACTGGGGATTAAGTTCCCTTCTGCATAGGCTGGCTCCATAAGGGGCTTAAGGCCAATTCTATAATAAAAGGAGATAGTTATGGGCTGGAGAGAAGATGTAAAATTTGGTATAGTACGCATTTCCAGATTATTTCTGGGTGATGCAAATGGCGAGCTCGGAACTGAAATGACCGCAACCGCCGAAGAGTTAAACGTGGCCGCCGATGTCAGCGCGAGGACCGAGCTGCTTGAGACTGCCGGCGCCAACGCGATTACGGCTGGCGTTCAGAGCGTTGAGTTGGATAACGACACCACGGCCATTGCCGCGACCATCGCCGATGCTGCAGACCACCAGGGCGTGTTTCATGTAAAGGCCATCTCGGAGCCGGCCGGCGGACAGGATCACACCGTGACCTTGACGTCAGGCACCTGGGACGGTACCAATACCATCGCAACCTTCGCGGATATTCTTGACGCCTTAGTCGTTTATTTCGATAGTAACGGCGATGGGACTGTTCTGGCGAATGCCGGCAGTGTTGTTCTGTCTTAATATGGATTCGTGAGGCCCATAGATGGGTAACTCTCTTAATTCATAGCCAATTGGTGAGATATAACGGGGAGCTGAAATGCTCCCCACAAATTCATAGGGGGGTATTATCATGACCAATTTAACAAATGGACCAGAGCTCGATCCGAAACAGGTCAAAAAACTTGCCTGTAAGTCAGAGATCGAATCAATTTGTAATAAGTATGGCTTGGTGGCCATGCCTGTTGTGACCATCGTTGGAAATCAGATGTCCACTGCTATCCAACTGTTTGAGATTTCGGCACAGGACGATGTTCCGCCGGCAGGAATCCCTGTGGAGCAGGCAGATGAGTGATACACTCAAGGATCTCAAAGACCGGGATATAGACAACCTTCAGTATCTGCTCAAAAATAAGCAAATACATGTGTTCAAAACTTCAGCATTGGCCACGATCGCTGTCGGCGAGATGTTACATGCCGCTGTTTTGCGCGCGGGGCTTGACCTTACGGCACTAATGGGTCTGGCTGAAACATCCGATGAGGCTGGCGAAATGGTCGACGAGGCCATGCGTGGGGTTGGTTTAAGAATCGAAACCAGGCCATATACCAACGAAGAGGATAAGTGGCGCTCTGGGATATATGTCTATAAAAACAATGAGATCCTTGCCTTTATCGGCGCAGTGACGGGGGGTGCCTTTGGGTTTACAGTCGAAACAACCGAGCAAAGGCCAGAAACCGGCCGGCGCATTATTAGATAGCGATCGAATGGTATGGGGCTTTAACCTGATACCAACGGGATACAACGGGGGCGTCCTTGAGTATGGGATGTGCGTTACAGACTGTTGGATGAATTGTGTCATCGAAGCGTTAAGCGCTGCTCGACATAAAGAGCTGGAATCCCAGGCTAATAATGATTGACATGTGGTATATGTTAATTAGTAGTTAAGTTTGTGATGTGGGGGTTAGATCTTTTAAAATCAGTTAAAAGGCGTCACAATTACCCGTTTTCGTGTTAAATACTGCGGAATGCAACTTAACCGAAATAATGAATACTGCGGAAGCAACTCAAAAGGGAGAATAAAATGCCAGCGAAAAAGAAAGATGCGGTAGAGACCGTTCCGCCTGCAGTCAAGCGGCAGGCAGAAGCTGCTGAAAAGATTCAGAAAGAACTATCTGATGGCGGCAAACAAAAACCGGTTGAAAAAGAACCGGCGAAGCCAACCCATCCGACACCAGAACCGATTGTAGAACCTTCGCCTATAGAGGCGAAGCCGGCAGCTCCGGACGATGTTTTTGTCCCGGCTGCCATTCCGGATCCCAAAAGCCCTGATGATGGGACGTACAAGGCAAAATATGACGTCCTAAAGGGGAAATACGACACCGAAGTGCCGATGCTGCAGACTCAGATACAGTCATTGCAGCTTGTAGTCGCAAACATGCAGCAAGCAATGGAAAATCAAGCCAGTGCGGCTGCTGTTCAGTCCCCGGCCAGGGTGGAGAGTGGGATTCAGCCTTTGGACCCTACAAAGTTCGAAGAATACGGGAGCGAGATAGTGGGTCTCGCCTCGGGGTTCAACGCCATACTTGAACAAAATGAGCGGCTTGCCGCCCAGATTCAAAATGGCGGACAGGTAACCGAATTGGCCAAGAGGACCGAGCGCCTCGAAACCACGATACACAAGACCGTTGAGGATACATACTTCGACAACCTCACAAACGGTATGCCAGATTGGCGGACGATAAATAGATCGCCGCAATTTGATCAGTGGTTAAATGGCCAAGACCCGATTTCGATGGCAACCCGGCGCGATATCCTGCAATATGCAGCGAACCAGCTCAACGCGCAGCAAGTCATCAATATTTTTAAACAGTTCAAGGCAGATTCAGGCATGGTAGCGCCGTCGGACGGGGCTCCCGCACCTAAGCCGACAGTCCAAAACGATCATTTGTCGGGCCAATTAATGCCAGAAGCAAATATTGGCAACACAAATGAGATGCAACCCTCTGGGGTTCAGGTTGTCTATCCAACAACCACTGAATTTAACAAAGCCTCGACTGATTTTGTTCTAAAACGTATCACTGAAGAGCAGTATAACGACATAGCGAGTCGCTATCAAATGGCGATTAAAGCAGGGAAGATAATGGCGTAATTTGTCTAATCTCCCCGGCTTGGTCGCACAAACAAGTTAAGGAGATTAGTCATGATTAATGCAGCGCCAGGTACTCCCCAGTATAGCGGGACTTTTATTCCCGAAATATGGTCAGGGAAACTTTTAGTCAAGTTTTATGCCGCGACCGTCATCGCCGCAATCACCAACACCGATTACGAAGGCGAGATCAAGGACGTCGGTGACAAGGTGATAATCCGGACCGTTCCGGACATCGTCATCAGGGATTATTCCAAAGGACAGTCCCTGCAGATTCAGCGGCCTGAGTCTCCCAATGTCGAACTGGAGATCGATAAGGCCAAGTATTTCAACTTCATCTGTGATGATATTGATAAGCATCAGACCGACGTAGCCCTGATGGACTCTTGGTCCCGGGATGCTTCCAACCAGATGAAAATCGTCGTCGACAGAGGGTTTTTGGCGGATGTTTATGCCGACGCAGATTCATCCAATAAGGGCGCGGCCGCCGGCGCCACTTCCGGTTCCTTCGACCTTGGTACGACCGGTTCCCCGGTTGTAATGACCAAGGCCAATGTGCTCGATTTCATCGTCGACGTCAGCACCGTGTTGACCGAGCAGAACGTCCCCGAGGAAGACCGCTGGATGGTTCTTCCCCCATGGATGACCGGTATAATCCTGAAATCGGATCTCAAGGATGCTTCCTTGGCCGGCGACGGTACCAGCATCCTTCGGAATGGCCGAATTGGCATGATCGATCGTTTTACGATCTATGAGTCCAACTTGCTGACCAGCGTGACCGATGGCGCCTATCTGGCCTATCACGCCATGGCCGGCCATAAATCGGGCATTTCTTTCGCAGCCCAGATGACCAAGATGGAAAGCCTACGGGCCGAGTCCACCTTCGGCACCCTGGTTCGTGGCCTGAATGTTTACGGCTACGAAGTGCTGAAGCCCGAGTCACTGTGTGACCTGTACGTCCGCAAGGGTGCTTAATCACACAGCTTAACAGCTCCCCCCTGGTCGGGGGCCTCTGTGAACGCTGTGCGCTCTCATGCCCCTGACCAAAATTTTTAAACTACTGTAATAATTATATAAAGGAGTAATAAAATGGCCGTTTATACTTTCAAAGGAAGAGCAGCCGCTTTGGCCTACGAGTCCCCGGGGATGTCCGTTATTAAAACCCGGTTGGATCTTCCGGACCTGATTGCCAATCCGGACAAGGTCGCCCTGGCGTCTGCCCCGACTGTTGGGCTAACCGCATTCGCCGGCTTGGCTGCCGCCGACACTTTCCAGTTATTTCAAATCCCGGCCGGCACCCTGGTGAAATCCATGGGTATGTCTATTGTGACCGCCGAGACCCTGGCTGCCAAGATTGAGCTTGGTGATGGATCCAGCACTGCCGGCTTTGGTGCTGCGAAGTTGATCAATTCCGTTGCCAGTCAGATTACCTTGGTAGGTGATGCCTTTGGTCCTAACAACACGACCGGTAAGTTTTATGTTGCCGCCGATACCCTCGATGCTCTGACGTCCGACCAGGTCGCCGTTGCGGCTGTGATCGATTTCTGGGCCGAGGTTCTTAAGGTAACCAACGTATAAAGTACCGAAATGGCGCTTTAATGACGCATAATAGGGGTTAATGTCGCATAAAAGCCTCATTGACCCCTTTTTATGACATTTAAAAGAGGGGGAGATTATGGCATTACCAAAATTTTTATTGCAAGTTCGTGAAGGTCAGA